AATCATATTGAAATATAATATTAATTAAGGAGGTAAAATAGTGGCTGACGAAGAATTAGATAAACAATTTAATGATAAAGATTTAGTACCTCCACGTACTTACCCTCGTATGGGTAAAAGATTAAAGAAGATAGTTAAATATATTGAAAACCAATTAGGTGGACAAGTACTAGAATTAGAATTACGACCTGAAGATATACGTGATATTGTAAATCAAGCCTTTGAGGAAATTGTACACTATATGACTGACACATATACAGTTACAGTACCATATGCTCAATGTATTGATTTATCTAAATATAACATTGATAGTGTTGAAAGTGTATTGAGGGGTCAAGATAGTTTATTAACTGGTGTACCATTTCAAATGCCTGCTATGGATTTAATGAATGTTACTGGTATGTACAATATAGATAATTATGTTCAAGCTCTTGAAGTTAAACGTAATTTAAATATACTTGCTACAGATATGGATTTTGTTTGGGATAAACCTAATAGAAAATTATATGTGTATGCAAATCCAAATATACCATCTATGGTAACAATTAATTTTAAACCTGAGTATTATTCAGTTGAAGATATAAGAGAACAACATTGGGAAACACAATTAAGAAAATTAGCTCTTGGGATGACTAAAATAATATTAGGAAGGATTAGAAGTAAATATACATCTAATTCAGCTAAATATCAGTTGGATGGTCCAACACTATTAGCTGAAGGCAATGCAGAGGTACAACAGGTTAGACAATTTTTAGATGACAACAAAGATATATTTACAGTATTAAATTAAAGAAAGGAGAAGGTAAAATGTTTGATAGAACAGACAAATTAGTTGAAGCAACAATGTTAGCTTTACAAGGTAAACTAGAACTTAAAGAAAATAAAGCTAGTAGAAAGGCTAAAACTAAAAAAGCTGAAAGTATTGATGTTAATGTTGATGAAACAACATCAGTATCAGTAAACGATAATACAACTATCGTTGATACAGCTGATGCTATTATTATGATAGAAGAGCCTAAAGAAAGTATCGAAGAACCAGTTGCTGATGTACCTGTTGATACAGTTGAAGTACCTGTTGATGATACTGTAATGCCTGAAGAAATAATAGATACACCAGTTGAAACCGAATTACCTGCTGAAACAGAACCAACTATTGATGAAATAGTAAATGATGATGTTCCAGTAGACGACAAAGAAGAAAGTAAAAAAGTTACTGAAGCCAATGAGTTAAAATTTGATATATTAGAGGATAGAGAAAAAGAAATAGCACATAAAGATTTAGATATGATTAAAGAAGATATAGATGATAATACGATAAGACCAGCTACAATCAAATCAGCAGAATCTTTATTATCAAATTTAAAATATTGGTTTGAAGAAGCTAACCCAGATTATAAAACTATTAAAGAAAATGTAGATATTGAAATATCTGATGATGGAAAAGAGGTCGAGGTTACTACTGATGATGGTGAGGAAGTTGAAGTAAAAGATGAAACACCTGATGAAGAAGAGAAACCTGATGAAGATACAACAGATTTAAAAGATGATGGTAATGAAAATATCGAAGGTGAAGAAATAATAGATGACCAATTGATTGATGAAAGTAAAAAGGATGAAAGTATTGGAGCATTACTTGGTGAAGAAAAAGTTGAAGAAGATACAAATGTAGCACTTGAGCCAAGATATGATGGTAGAAATTCGTTCTATGGTAAAGCAAGAGTAGTTACAAAAGATAATGGTGATGAAGAACTTTATTCATATGGAACTCTAGTTGCTGGTATTAAAGATGGTAAACCTTACTCTAAAGGTAAATTTTCACAAACTACATCAAGACATCAAAGAGAATTCTTTAAACAAAGAAATATAGACCCCGCTACTGTAGAAGTTGTAGAAGAAGGAAAAGAATGTAAAAACTGCAAAGAATGTGATAATAAATTAGAAGCATTTAGAGCAAAATCAAGAGAATTAAGACACGCTAAAATACAAGAAATGTTATCAAAGAAAACTGAAAGTAAAGAGGAAGTTAAAGATGTAAATGATTTAGGTATAGTTGAAGGCGTACCAGATAAAGAAGAAGCTGTACCAAATACAGAAGAAGCTAAAATAAAGGTAGAAAGTAAATTTAGTTCTAAATCATTTAATGAAGCATTAACAACATATCTTAAATCACAATACAAGATAGTTGAAAGTGTTGAAGTTACTAAACTTGCTCAAAATAAAACTGGTGACATTAAAATAGAAGCTGTTGTACATAATATTACTAAGAGAGATAGAAATATCTGCTTAGAAATGCATAAAGTACAAGAAGGTAGAACATTTAATAAATATACATTAAAAAATGCAGTAGGTCTTATAAAAGAAAGTAAAGACACAGATACAAAACTTAATATGGTGACATTTACAAATAAACAGAATGTTTTAGAATGTAGATATTTTATAAAAAAGTAAAACTAAGAAAGGAGATAGTTGAAAATGGCATTTATCAATATCACAACAAATAACCTATCAAGAGGTTTAACAAATTCACCAACATTTGAAGATAACTGGGTATATATTCCTCGGAACAGCTATTAAAGGTGATTGGTCAAGACCAGTACCATTACGTTCTTTAGAAGAATTTAGAAACCAATTTGGTACTTATGGACCAGAAGGTTCAATGACATATGAGTATGTTGGTGGAATACTAAGTGCTGGATTGCCAGTATTATTCCAAAGAATTGCTTGTCAAGGACAAGCAGGTATAGAGTGGTCACATAATATACCAAATGTTGCAAGTGATGTACCAAGAGCTCAATGTGCTAAATACAGTATAACCCATAATAAGGGTACTAACCCTAATGTTACTACTGTAGTTGATTGTATTGTATCTGAAAAATGGGGTGGTACATATGGTAACAAAATGAAAGTAAATATTAAAATGACAAATAATACTATATATGTTACAGTTAAATATGGTGCAACAACAATAGAGAAAGCTCAGTTAATTACATTAACAGGAACAGAAGATGAATATGATAGAAAATTAGCTGTAATTAATGCAATTAACACAGTTGAATTAGAAACAATAAATCTAAATGCACCAATAGAAATTGACCCTGAAACAGGTGAATATAAGAGGGAAGCTGTTTTAGAATTCCAAATACCACTTACAGGAAGCACAATTATAGATGGTAAAGAAGTTGATAATTTTGTTGAACTTGCAAATGGTACAGATTTCGATGAAGCATTAGTACCTGCTGAAATACCAGCATTAATTTATCCAAAATTAACAGATAAAATATTATATTTACCTAAATTTATTACATCTGGAGGATATACAGATAGCTTAGATGATGACCAACCAGCATCAAGAGCAATTGGTGAAGCAATGAAACAATTAACTGAAGCAAGACAAGATTGTAGAGCTTTAATAGATTTACCTTTAGGTACTAAATTAGAGAATCAACAAAAATTTGCTACAAAATATGCTTACTCACAAATAGCTGGAAATAGTATAATACCTAGTGCAAGTATATGTGCTCCTTGGGTATATATGCAAATAGGTGCTAATACAATGTGGACACCACCATCATTCGCTTATTTAACATTAGTAGGTGGAAGTGTAAGTACAGGTGGAAAAGCATATACACCAAAAGCAGGATTAGCAACAGGAAGAGTTATGGGAGTTATTAAACCAGAATTTGAAATTGGTTCAGATATTGCTGAAGAATGGCAAAGAGATGGTGTAACAAACATAAATCCAATAATGAGACTACAAAGTGGTAACTATGTAATTGCTGGAAATAGCACATTATTAGTAATTGGGGAAGATGAAGTAAATGCATTTAACGAAAGTAGTGCTGACTTAGCTGTTATAGAAATTAGAAGATTTGTATACAACTTAGGAATGGAACTACAATATCAATATAATTCACAAACAGCATTTGAAAACTTTTCAATGAGAACATCTAAGTTCTTAGATAGAATGGCATCAGATGGTACTGTAACAGATTATGCAATCGTTAATGTAAGTACAAATGATGACCCAAGAACATTGAAAATTAAATTAAATGTTTGGGTAGCTCCAACAATTAAAGCTATCGAAATTTACTTAAATGTTGCATATGGAAATGTAACATTAAGTGAGGGAGGTGAAGCATAATTATGGGAACAATTATGATGAATGACCCATCTAATATATGGGGTGCAGATAATAAAAATACAAGCTACCTAGGAACTTCATATATACTATCAAATAAAGCTGACTTCGAGCCGGGACGTACTTCAGACTTTATCTTTAAAGTAAAATTTACTAGAGATTTATTTGATATGCAAGGTAACTTTGTAGCATATGCAGATGAAGCAACAGAAGCTTTAGCACTATCTTTAAGAGATTATACTGGACCACAAATGAGTATTGATACATTATCAATAAGAACAGGTAATGGTACAGTAAATTATGCAGGAGTACCAAGTGTTGGTAACTCACCAATAAGCTTCACAGATTATATTGGACAAAAGACAGAATTTATATTATTAGCTTGGTATGCTATGGCTCATAACATACTAAACGATAAAATTGGATTTAAAGAATATTATGCTCAAGATGGTTTACTATATAAATGGGCACCAAATGGTACAAGACAAATAAGTTGGTGGTTATTAGGTTGCTGGATTAATGAATATAATCAAGGTCAATTTAGTAGACAAAATCCAGATTTAAGACAATTTAGTACAACAATTTTATATGATAAACCAGTACCTTATGACACACCAAATTATAGTAGCTGGGTAGTTAGTGATGCTGAACAAGGTCAAGCAAATGGTGGAGCTTATACACAATTCAAGAAAGCAAATTATCTTGGAACACAATCTAAGGATACTAGAACAACTCAACCTAATGCTAGTAGCTATACAGCAGCAACATATTATACACAACCTTAGTAATGTAATAAATAAGAGGGGAAATACACCCCTCTTTTTGTTTGCAGTAAAATATTAATGTAGAAAGATATTTTACGGAGGTAGATAGAATTGGATATAGCTAATAATAATGATAATGTACAATTATTAAATGGTTTAAGTGATGATGAGAGAGCTATTGTTAGACAAATATTACTAGATGTTTCCGAAAATGGTAAATCTGAAGATTTAACAAATCTTTATTATGAAGATTATGAAGAGATACCGGTTGATTTGGAAACTTTTTTATGTGAGGAACAATATTTAGGTAAATATACTAACTACGGTAAAGATATATATGAGACTTGGCGTAAGGAATTACAGTTTGTACACAACCCAATAAACTTTGTAGACCAGTGGGCTATTACAGGATGTTTAGATGGTTCGGTTAAAATACCTATGTTAGACGGTACAACACCTACTATACTTGAATTGTATAATAAGCATAAAAATAACCCTAAAAATAACGGTAAAGATACTATTGATTATTTATACTCATATGATGTTAATGAAAATAAATATGTTGTAGGAGAATTAGTTAGGGTGTTTTTTACAGGTATTAAAAGAGTGTATAAACTCACATTAGATAATGGTCAAGAAGTTATCTGTACTGCAAATCATCCATTTCTAAGTAAATCAAAGCACTGGAAAACTCTTAATAATGGTTTAAATACAGGTGATAGCTTAATGTCATTTAGAAGGGAGTATAATGACGGCTATGAAGTCCTAGTAACAGAGAAAGAATGTAAATTAGCAAAACAGTACACACATAGAATGGTGGCTGAATATAAAAGTGGTATATCAGAAAATAATAAAATGTATGAAGGGCACCATAAAGATTTTAATCCATATAATAATTCTCCTAATAATATCTGTGTTATTACAAAAACACAGCATAAAAAATATCACGCAAAATATAACTGGAAATATAATGAAAATTTTAAGAAAAAAGCCTTAGAATCATTAAAAAATTCAAAAAATATTTCATCAGAAGTACAAAGTGATAGAAGTAAAAAACGATGGAGTAAATATACATCTAAAGAAGAAAGAAAACAATATTTATTAGAAATAGGTTGCACCCAATTTAGCTCAGAATATAATAAATATAATCACCCCAATTTACTTAAAATAGATAAACAGGAATTTATTGAATATGCAGGTAAATGTTATAGTAAGTGGCAAGTTATTGAACACTTTAATATGTCAAGACGGTGGGTATACTAGTTATTGTAAACGAATGGGTATAGATGAAAAAACAATATTAAAACCACTTAAATATAAATTGCCACAAAATAGATATAATAAAAAGAATAGTTTATTATTAAATAAATTAAATACATTATTTACAAAACATAATGAGATTAATTTAGACTTAGCTAATAGGGAATTACAATTAGCTGATTGGGAAAAATTAACAGTTAGAAAATGGGAAAGTGATGGTACACTTACAGATTTGGTTAAATATTATAATCATAAAATAATAAAAATAGAATTTGTTGGGGAGAGACCTACATATGATTTGACAGTTAGAAAATATCATAATTTCTGTTTAGATTGTGGGCTAGTATCTAAAAATTCCACTGGAACGGGCAAATCGACTGTTGCAACATACAGTTTATGTTATGAATTATATAAGCTTATGTGTCTTAAAAATCCCAATAGATTTTATTTAGGTGCTAACGAAACAATATGGTTTCTATTTTTTAACGTAACTTTAAAAATGGCAGAAAAGACTATGTGGGGTAAAGTACAAAAGGCATTACAAATGTCACCTTGGTTCTTAGAAAGAGGAACTGTAACAGGTAGAACAAATTTAGTTTATCAACCAAATAAAGATATAAGATTAGGTATAGGTTCAACAGAAGAACACGCATTATCTATTGCAGTTATGTATGCTGCTATGGATGAGATGTCTTTTGGTGAAAATGATAATGTTGAGTATTTACAAACAGGTATGATGGCAATTTATAATCAGCTATATTTACGTTTATCATCTCGTTTCTTACGTGGTGGACGTATACAAGGTCGTATGTATCTGGTATCATCAGCTAAATCTACAAATGCTGTACTAGAAAGTTTTATTAGAGATAATGAAGGACAACCTCGGTATGCACGTAAGTCGTTATAAACAGTGGGAGGTATTACCTGCATCTAAATTTAGTGGTAAATGGTTTAAATTTGCTGTAGGCAATGAGTTACTAGAAAGTTTTATTATAGGTACACAGTATACAGAAGAACAGTTAATGGAATATGAAAAACAAGGTTATCAGATAATAGATATTCCACTAGAAATGTTGCATAGATTTGAAATGGATATGAATAGAACACTTATAGATACCTGTGGTATAGCTGTACAATCAAGTTATAAATATATACCATATAAATTAATACAACCTTGTATTGGAATGGGGTCAAATCCTTTTCAAAAAGAAATACTTAAAATCGGACTTAAAGATAAATATCAAATTAAGGATTTCTTTATACCTGAACTAGTGCCTGAGATTATATACACTAAAAAGATTTATATACATTGTGACTTATCTAAATCAGGAGATATGACAGGTATTAGTGCTGTGGCAGTGCTGGGTTATAAAAATCAAGAAAGATTTGATAATACCGGTGAAGCTAATACTTTAAAAGAAATAGTATTTAGGCACGTATTTAGTGTTGGTTTGCAATGTCCACCTAATGATGAATTAAGTATGATTAAAGTCAAAGATTTTTTACATTACCTTAAATTTGAATTAGGTTGGAATATTGTGGGTGTAAGCTGTGATGGGTACCAATCTTTAATGTTATTACAGAGTTTAAAAATAGATGGTTTTGATGCAAAAGAAGTATCTATGGATATAATAAATAGCAAATCAAAAGAGTGTGTTGGCTATACAATATTTAGAAACACATTAGTTGAGCAGCGTATAAAATTATTAAATTTGTATGAGCTTATAAGAGAGATAACAAATCTCGAGAAGAATGAAGCTACAGGTCGTATAGACCACCCTAAACAAACTACAAGAGTCTTAGATGATGGTACCAGAGTAAAATCAGTTGGTAAAGATATTAGTGATAGTTTAGGTGGAGCAATATATAATGCAACGCTATCTGTTAATTTAGATGAACTAGATTTCTTAGATGGTGTTACTATAGCAGATAGTAGTGTAATGTTAAATAATAGTGCTAGTAAAGCTGACCAGTTTTTTGGTATATCTACAAATGCTGATGGGTCAGTTAGAATATTGCCAAGAGAAACGTCTAACATAGATGAACAATTAAGTGTAGATGTGCAGAAAGAAATAAAACGTACACAAGGTATATTACAACAAGTTAAGGCAACTAATCCAACTACTAAGTTATCTGACCAAGAAATCTTAGATTTATACGGTGAAATGGATAGCAATGGTTTTGTAATATTTTAAGTTGTAGTAAAATATTAATGTAGATAAAAATATTATTTATATGGAGGTAGAATTATGAGTGAGAATAAGGAAATCTTACCAGATGTGAAAAACATCAAACAACAAGAAAGTTATACGTTACCAAGTAAGGGTATGGTATATAAACCAGAATATCATATACCAGCATCCGTAACACTTAGACGTATGACAACAAAAGAAGAAAAAATGAGATTAAGAAACGAAGGGGAAGAAAAAATAAGGAGAGATATTTTACAAGCTTGTATAATGGATAATTTTGATGCTAGTCTATTAAAGCTAGAAGATGCAAATTTTCTATTATTTAGACTAAGAGCACTTAGTCTTTTGGATGATACATATAAAGTAAGGGTTACTTGTCCATCTTGTGGTACACAGTTTATACATCAATTAAACTTGAGTGAAGTACCAATTAAATATATGGAAGAAGAAAAATTACAAAATTTAAAAGTAGAATTACCTATATCAAAAGCAAAAGTAGATTTTAAATTACCATCTATAGGAGATATAATTACTATGGGTGATAAAATTAGAGATTATTTAGATAAATTTCCAAATGCAGATAGAGGAGAGTTAATTTATACTCTATCATCAATGTTATATATCGATTTGGTAAACGGTCAATCTATGATGCCTGAAGTACTTGAAGATTATATTGACCATTTAGATATTATAGATGCAAGAGCAGTTAAAGAGATTATTAATCAACTTGATGGGTTATATGGTTTTGAAGATGAATTAAAGTGTGAGTGCCCAAATTGTAAAACAGAGGTTACTCACGGATTACCTATAACATCTGAATTATTCAATCCCAGTAAGTAGTCTCAGCACTCGTGACTTAGAGCGTATACGACAATTTAATAAAGAGGATTTTGAAAATATAGTTACACAACAAATAGTAATAAGTCAGTTATCGAGTGGCATCACTTACCAAGATACTGAGAATATGGATGAGTATGAAAGAGTTTTTGTAATTAAAAAATTAATTGCGATGAAAAAAGAAGAGATTGAAGCTCGTAAAGAAGCAATAAAAAATATGAATAAATAAAAGAGAGTATTTAAATACTCTCTTTTAATGTTGTAAGTTTAATACTTCTTTTTCTTTTACAATTTCTTCTGGTTTGTGTGCTTGATTATAATTATATATAAGCTCTAGTCGTTGTTGTCTTAATTTTCTAGCATTAATTATATATCTTTTTTCAAATACACTTGCAGTTATATACAAGATTGGTATTATAATCAAGGCTACAATTATCGCAATTTTAAGCATAACTACCGTAGTTATAAATAAGGTTGGTATACCTAAACAAATTGCTACAGCTATTAGAAACCATATAAAACCTTTTACATTTAATGCAATATAATTAGCTTTATTAATTGAAGCTGTTATAGCATTAGATATTGTTTCATACTCAATATACTCAGGTGAACCATACTCAAAATCATTTAATATTAATGCATCACCGGCTAAATCAGATTGTAATTGTTTTAAACTGTATTCTGTTGGGGTATATTGTGTAGTATCTACTGAGTTATTATTTCCTTTACTTACATCTCTAATAGCTTGTGCTTGAGCGTATAACATTACGTCTCTTTCATAATTTAACAATCTTTCTTGTTTAGACATATTAGAGTATTTTTCATCCCAAATTGATGGTTGCATCATTAATTCAAATCTATTCCACATACTAATCATCTCCTTTTAAAATATTACATATATCTCTCTACTATAATTATACCATAAATTATTGGTTATGTCAAACCAATTTATAATAATTTTGATTAATTTAAATATATGTAAATAATATTGAAAATATACCTAAATTAGCTAAGGTGTAAAATATTATTAGATTATATTATAGATATGGAGATGTAGTAATGGCAGGTCGTGTTGGTAATAGAGGATATAATTATTTTAGCGAGGAATCATATAGAAATCTACAAAAAGCTGTAGATATAATGACTAAATTAGAACAAGTAACTAAAGGTGCTGTGGAAAACCAAACAGAACAAGTTGAATTAGTTACTAGATATAAAGCTCAATTAGCAGAATTAGGTGTTAAAAAGGGTGAGACCCTTAAATCTTTAGAGCGTGAACTAGAAATTGAAAACGAGATTATGAAAGCACGTGCAAAAGAAGCTAATATTGAAAAAGATAACATTAAAAATCAAAAGACTAGAGAAAGAGTAGCTAAATTTGAGAGAGATTATCAACGTGAAATATCGGATAGAAAAAGAGAAGAAATTGAGCAACAACGTGAATTAGATAAATTATATGATGAAGCGAAAAAGAAAGTTGCTGAGCGTACTTTAAGTGAAAAAGAATATAATGAAGAATTAAATAAAGTTGCACAGAAATATAAAGAAATTAATGAAGCCAATAGAATAAAAAACGCAAGAGCTAGTACAAAACAGGAGATAAAAGAAGGTGCAGTTAACACTCTATTTGGAACATCTAAACAAGATGTTCAAGATATAAAAGATGGTGTATATTGGTGGAAATTTGGATTAAAAGTATTTAATAAGGCAGTAGAGGTATTTAGTGATAGTGTTAAACGAGGAATTGATGCCAACTATAATTCTACAGAGAATACATTAAATAGGATTATAACAAATAACTCCGGTGGAGGTAGGTTTGGTTGGAGTAGAGGAGGATTTAGTTCATCTAATATACAGGGTTTTGATGATGGTAAATCTTATACGGGGTTTAAACAAATCAATGATGCTATCACTGACCAATTAAGTGTAGACGGTTTATATGATAACGTATCTAATACAGATGTTATGGAAGCTATAGCAAATGTAACAAATCAAAGTGGATTTGGTTTAGAGGATGCTATAGCTAAAGGCTACCAAGATACAGTTATTAAATATATTGTACCTTACTTAGATACAACTACAGAAGCATTTGATGATTTAGAGATGATAATGCCACGGTATTTCAAAAAATGTAGCAGCAATGAATATAACAGCTAGGGAACAATTTGGAGAAAGCCAGTATTTAAGTAAATACTCAAATCAATTAGTTGAATTGATGCAACCAGTAGCATTAAATGCAAATAAGGAATTATATAGTGAGGAATATCAAGCATTAGCCACAGAAGCTCAAGCTATGTATGAAAGTGGTGAGTTTAACTCACTAGCTGAAGCTCAGGGGTATGTTAATGATGCTTTTCAAATGTATTTAAATCCATATAATGCAGTATCATCTGGTAATACAATGCAAAAATGGACAGCAGTTAATACTATACAAAGTGGTGGTACAGATAGTCCATCAGCTTGGTTAAGGAATTTAAGAAAAAATACTGAAACAGCGTATAGTTGGGCAGGTGGAGACAGCTTAACAGGTACTATGATTGAAACTAAATTAGGTGGTCGTAGTTATAGAAATATAAATGTTAATAAAGCTGATGAAACTGATTCACTTATAGAAGAATATCAAACTAAATCAACTGATGAATTAGAAAGAATATATGACAATCAAGTTAGTAATGCTGATGATTTTGCAACAACTTCAAAGCGTTGGGATACTTGGTTTAAAAATGCTACAACTTGGATAGGTGATATAAAAAATGCTATGGGTCAAGATGCTTGGGGTATTGCATCCACAATAGTTAAAGGTATTGGAGTATACCTTGGTGGTAAGTTTCTATTAAAACTAGCGGGTAGTGCTTTAGGTAAAGCTGTATCAGGTACTGCATCTGCTGTTGGAGGTACAGCTGCAGCAACAGGTGGTTCAACAGCACTAGGATTAGTTGGAATGGTAGCTGGAGGTATAACACTTGGTGTTGGTGCCGCTAATGTAATTAAAATGGGTATTGAGAGTGCATTTGAACACGAAGATGAAAAAAATGTTAGTTCTGAGGCTTCGGCACTAGAAGGTACAGCACTAGAAGGAAATAAAGCTGCTGAAATAATTGGTGGTATGGCAACTACTGACCAAAAAGAAAATAATAATTTTGGTAGTAAATTTGGTTCTGCTTGGAATACTACAACTAGATGGATAGGTGTAGGTACACTTGGTTGGACTAGAGACACTGCTCAGATAAATAAAGATGATTTAAGTTTTTTCAGAGAAAAAGTTAGAATGCTAGGAGGAGGTCCTACAAAGCAGGGTGCTAAAGATGCTTTATTAGCTTGGACATTACTTCTTGCATCTGCTGATAGATTAGGTGATATAGATGAATTTAGTGGTATGACAAAGGCTGACTTAAAGGCTATGGTAGATAATTCTGGGGTATCGCCTTCATCTTGGGATAAATATATTGAAGAATCAATTAAAGACATAGGATATTTACCAAACAAAAATGAATCTGAAGACCAGACATATGTTGATTGGAATAAATTGGGTATTGAATATCATAGATATGGTTTGGATAATGTTCCGTATGATAATTATATTGCAAGTCTGCACGAAGGTGAAGCTGTATTAACTTCAAGTACAGCTAATGAATTGAGAAACTTATTAACAGAATATAGAGCTAATAATCAATCAGCAATAAATTTAGATGTTGCTATACAGAATCAAACAGTAGAACTTGTAAATAAATTAGAAGAAGTAGTTGTAGCTATACGTACATCTACATCTAGTGGAGGTATAATATCAACATCAACATTAGACCAAACAAATGCAATACAAAAATTACAATATAGTATGACACATTTAGTAAGTACTAAGAGTGCTTTAAATTAGGTAAAATATTATAGAGACAATAATAGTTAGGAGTAGCGAGAATATATGAATGTAAAATTTGGAATGAGTAATTTTTATACAAGATATTTAAAAAGATTTTTAAACAGTGAATTTATGCAATCTTCAACTGTATTAGGTAAATTTGAGAAGGAAGACTTACAAAATTTAATTAGATATTTAGATTTACCTAATACTGAAACAATATTTGAAGTATATAAAGGTATTGTAAATGAATTTCCATTACTAAAGACAGCATTTAATATGAGTTTAGAAAACGATGAAATTTATTTTACAGCTAAAAAAATCGATACAGCTACTGCTGAATTTTTACAGGATGAAATGGAAGCCATTGAAGATTATTGTGCTAGTGTAGGTTGGAAGGTTAGCGGTGTTGCTAGCTGGGTAGACTTAAATATGGATATTAATGGGGATGAATGTGTTGATGAGTTAGACAGAGAAATACTTAGCGATATAGTTAACAATGGTGCAATTTATTCAGAAGAAATTATGCGAAAAGCTGACATAAATTTAGATGGATATAGAAATCAAGAAGATTTAGATATATTAAATGAATATATGGAAACACATAAATTATATTTAATTTTAGCTAGTGAGGGAAGACATAATATATTTCCAAATGAAGATATGAAAGTATTCGTAAATCAATTTACAGGAGACTTTTTATATAATTTTGCAATTAGAGATATTTATAACTCAGGTCCTGATGATGTAGTACACCCTGAAAACTCAGGTGAGTATAAGATAGGTTTGTTTAAATGTAAACCACGGTCAAAAACTTACCATAACACATAATTGTAGCAACGATGCACCATCAAGATTAGTTATAGGGTGTACATCTAAAGTATTTAAATCAAACATTGTAGGAGAACTATTGACTGATGTTGTAGATGTGAGTTTAAAGCCACGGTGAGTATGTTGAATATACTACAACATTAGACCCAGATAGAGATAGTAAAGCATTAGATGCTCAATGGGTTTGCATACAATGTCCGATGGACTATTCAAATGTAGCAGGTACTAAAGAAAAAACTGTATATTTAGAAGTTGGTGATATAAATTTTGATGGTAAAATTGACAACGAGGATTATATGTTATTAGCTCAATATACTGCAACAGGGGCTGGTGCTGAGAAATTACCATACAATAAAGCAAATTGGACACCTACAGATAAACAATTAGCTGTAATGAATTGTAGGGCTGATACCGAGTGGCATCGACAAAATATAAATGTTGATGATGCTGTTTATTTGTATAATTATATAAATGGTATTGGTGGAATTGTAGATTTAGGTATGACACCATATAAAATAAGAGCAAATAATGCTTATGAAAAAGATAAAAATGTTAGTAATTTATTAATTATAGAGGGGCATTACGACAAGAGTGTTAATATACCATTTTTAGAATTTACTCAAGATGATTGGGCAATACACGATAAATTCTTTAATTATTTATTTGGTATGGCTATACATAAATACAGTAATACTGAAGATATAACGTATTTACAGAAGTTATTAAAAGAAGCATACCCACAATTTAAAGATGATACAGAGGCATTTCAGGTGGGTATATATACAGATAAAATGCGTGATGTTATGAAAACATATCAAACAAGTCAGCTAAGTTACACTAAGGGTGATTTGAACAATGATAATAGAGTTGATAATGCGGATGTAATTTTAATGCGTGCATTTGTTGATGATGCTTCTGATTATAACAAAGTTTATAAATATTTATTAGACCCAATAGCAAATCCATTAACGCCAGAAGAAGTAGAAAAATTAGACCAAGATGGAGATAATTTTATAACTGAGAATGATTTAAAGATATTAAACGCAAAATTAAATTCTAAATATTCATTAACACTTAGAGATAGAGCAGATATAGATGGTAATGAATTGGTAGAAGAATTTGATTATGAATTATTAAGTACAATTGTGGAACAAGGATATGTTATTTACAGAGATATTTATGGTAGAGAGATATATAAAGACTTAAAAAACTATGTTATACCATTTCAATTAGGCTGGTTAGATGTACAAACTGAATCTATACTTGAATATGATGTTAATGATATGGGTAATATTTCGGAGGTGAGTAAGTAGTATATGAGAGATTATAGCAGAGAATCTGTAAGAGAAGCATATGATACTGTATATAATAATTTACATAAAGGTGTCTATCTTGCTCCAGCGGGGTCAAATGGTTTAACTGGATTTAAAGATTGGGAGTGTTATATGATAGTTAAATTCGGAAATAATAATAATTTCAATGTTTCCGGAGATTCACAGTATTTATTAGAATTACCAATGTATCCTGACCAAGTGACTGAAGGAATAACACCTGAATGGGCAACACAAAAGGTTCTAGGTAGGTCAGCTCCTCTATCAGCATATGCAGGTACAAGTTTAAAAACTGTTAATTTTAGTTTAGACTTGCATAGAGATTTACTTACCGGTAGTTTCTCTTTAACCGAAAATGATTTAAAAAATATAAATGGTAAAAATTTTAAAGGTAATGGTAATTCAAAGGCTGTTAGTAAAGCTCAAGTTGCTGGGTATCAATTACAAGCAGATGGTGGTCCATTTGCAACAAGGTCTTGGTACATCAATGCGAATAAAATGTTACAAATGGCGTGTTATCCACGATATACATCGAGGGGTTTAATACCACCTACTACTTATTTTATATTTGGACAAATGATATTAAAGGGATATGTAACAAACTATCAGACAGAATGGAAAAAACCAATTTTAAATACTTTTTATGGTTGGAATAGTGTTAGCATATCAATGGAATGTTATCCAGATACTATAATCTCTGCTGAGCAATTAATTGAAAAAGGTGATGGCAGAGGAAATGCTAGTACACAAAATACATATAATACAGCTTATCCTAACAATGTTAATATGGATACCAATGTAATGGCTCGAAGAGAAACAATGGATAGAAGTAATGCAAGAACTATTGCTAGTGGCACACCGGGAGGACAAGTAACAGATACATAAATATGGAGGTAT